CTCTGGTGCTCTTTCGATAAAACTGGTTATAACATTATCTAACATTCTAATTAAATCAGGAATAAAAGCAGGGTGTTGACTCCAGTCGTCAAAATATTCTAAATTGACACTAGATAAACAACACACTGCAGTTCTTTCTTCGTCGGTGGCAAGCGTAATCTCAGAGCATAAATTGCTATGATTTACTTTAAGTCCTTTCTTCTTTTGGAAATCAGGTAGTTCTGCATCTACTGCATCACTAAACATTATATATGGTTCTCCTGTTTCCATTCTATTTTGTAATAGTTTTACCCATAGTGCTTTCGCTGAAACTGTTTTTTTGACTTGTTGAGTATGGGGGTCAATTAACTCCCAACTATCATCAATACCAATCTCTTTAGACGCTTTATAGATTAACTCCATAAAGGCGTCGTTAATACTAACACCATGATGTAAATTAATAGACTTACGGTTGCTATCACCGCCAGTGGGCTTTCTGACATCTAAAAATTCCTCAATTTCTGGGTGACTTATATCGAGATAGGCAGCGTAACTTCCTCTCCTAGTTATACCTTGAGAAAAAGCTAACATCTCTCTATCTACGACTCCTATAAAAGGTATTACACCTGTAGATTCAGAGCCTTTGGAAGTTTTAGTTCCTTGAGCACGTACTGCACTCCAGCCTCCACCTATTCCTCCTCCAAAAGAAGAAAGAAAAGCATTTTCTACATAATGTTCGGTAATACCCTCACGACTATCATCTATGTAATTTAAGAAACAACTAATTGGAAGACCGCGTTCGGTACCTCCATTTGATAAAATAGGAGTTGCAAACATAAACCATAGATTACTAACGTAATCATATAGCCTCTGTGCGTGAGCGTCATCATCTGCAAATGCAGTAGCAGCCCTAGCAAAAGCTTCTTGGGGAGACTGTTCGTGTCCCACCATATATCTGTCTTGCAAAGTTATCTTTGCGAAATCATCTAATAAAGAATCTTTACTATAATCTATCTTCACTTATGTACTCCTCTACGTTGTTAATTATTTCTTCGCTATTCCCTAAAACTTGAGCATCAACATCATATGATAAATCCATGAGTTCTATATTTAAGCTAAGTTGCTCACTTCCAAACTCATTAAGGTTTTGCATATGTTTATATCTGCTATCAATAGGCAGACTAGCCATAATATCAAAAATATCTCCGTATTCTTGTATTAGACCAGTTGCTCTTTTAGGGCCGATTCCATTAACACCTGGAACATTATCTCCTTTATCTCCTGTTAAGCATTTAAAAGTTAAAAAATACTCAGGGTCAAAATCATAGTGTTCATCCCAATTTTCTAATGTTGTTTCTTTTCTCGTTACTGTTGAGAACCGTGAAATGTTCTCATCAATTAATAAGTCCCAGTCCTTATCAGAAGATATTAACCAAATATTTTCTAGACCAAGATGTTCCCGCTTTGAACATATTAAAGCGGCGATATCATCTGCTTCTACACCATGATATCTTAATGTTAAATGTCCTGATTTTTCAAGCATTTTTAAAGTATTTGCAAATTCAGCCATAAATTGCTCAAACTCTGCAGCCTCTTCAGGCGTTTGATCTGCGTACCGTTCTTTACGATTCGCTTTATATAGGGGATATAATTCTTTTCTTTTATGACTTCCGCCATCTCCGAGAATAACTATTTCTCCACAGTTGTAAGATTTTGCTAGACTTTCGACTGTTCTTACATATTCAGTCTTATATTTGAGTTTGCCTTGATGTTTCCATCGGAAAGCCACGTTGAGTCCATCAACGATTAATAAGTTCCCATTCGGGGTCAGCTTTCCAAGGCTCGTAAATTCTATTGCCATTTGTAAATTCCATTGTTTCTTTCTCTAACCATTGTTCTGCTGTCATAATATATGCACCGAGCCATGATATATGCACATACTTCTTATAGAATAGAGGTTTTCTTGTTGTTGCTACGAAAAATTGTTCATGATTTTTCTTCCAAAATAATAAGGGTTCAAGACTATTGTCTTCTGCTTGCCTTATTAATTTGTTCCACCATTGAACAAGATTATTACTTTTTTGTGTGAATATTTTTGAACCGAAAGGATTGTCTTTATAGAACTTTACTTCAATAAGAAAAACGTTCTTATGATGTTCTAGGTACAAATCTCCCTTCACTTTTCCACTCCCTGAACCAGGGACTTGAGTGAATGGCAACCCTGTATGTCGGGTTAACATGTTTAGTACTTGTAATTCTCCTGTACGACCTTTCTGTCGTGCATTAACCACTTTTTTCCAAGTAGTCCAGCATATCTTGAACTGTGTGTAAGTTTTCGGCTACCTCATCTGGTATTTCGCCCTCAAACTCTTCTTCTATCATCATCACTAATTCTACTGTATCTAGAGAATCCGCGCCTAAGTCATCTATAAATGACATATTATTGTTAATATCTGCGTGATCCATTCCTAAATGCATTGATATAATTTTTTTTAATTGTTCTTCCATTATTCTGTTCCTTCAATTTCGTTTAAATATTCGCTTTGCCTAATTTTTGCTTTATCTATTAGCGGGAGAGCTGCAAATGCACAGGCTGGGCACTTCTCTCCTACTGGTATGTATCGTGGGTATGCCATCTGTGGGCACTCATGATACCAAAAGGTATCTCCATCTTTCATTGTTCTAAACTACTTATATTCTCCGTCTTTACTATTTCTATTTTCTCTAAGAGAGGATGAGTCCACCCATGAGAGACTAGATATGTATTTAGATTCTCTTCCTTTAAAAGGATTTCTACCACTTTCTCTTTTCCTGCTTCATCTAAGGCTTGATTAACCTCGTCCAAGAAAAGAACATTTATCTGACTTCTACTTATAGAAGTCATCAATTTTCTAATTGCTACAAGTGTAGCAATATTAACTCTAGCAAGTTCACCGCTAGAAAGAGCCAAAATATCAATAATATTCCCATTATCAGATACTTCAACATTTAATTTATCATTCTCTACTACAAAATTAATAGAGAATCTCCCGTCACTAAACTCCGCCAAATACTCATTCGTTAATACCTCTAATTCTTTGACGAGGGATTCGATCTTGTATGCGAGGAGTCCATTAGTTGAAAATGATTTTTTAAGAATCTCAAGTATTGATAACTTACTTTCAGCAGAGCTGAGCGCAGTTGTAATGGAAAATAACTCTTTTTCAAATGATTCAGTTTGTTCCTGAATAATATCAATTCTGGTGTTATGTCTTTCTCTTGATTGGTTTTCATTTATGACTTCCTCCAATCTTTCCCGAGCCGTTTCCACTTTGTCTTGTACTTCTCGTATTTGATTTTCCACTTGTGCTTTATCATATACTCTTGTAGGGAGTCCAGAGTCCACACTCCTGTAAAGTTGTTCCCAGTTTTTGATTCCTCGGGCTGCCGTCCTATATACTTTGTTTTCATCATTTATTTTCTCTAATTCTTTATTCCCCTGAGCCACGTTGGCTTCTAATGTTTCTACCTTCTTATCTAACTCTTGATAGTTATCAACAAGAAGATCTGTGTCTACTTTCTGTTCACAAGTAGGACAAGTACTCTCTCCTCTTTCAAGTAGGTCTAAGTATTTATCCTTTTCATTTTCGTACTGTATTACTTCTTGTTTAAGTCCACCTAGACTTTCTTGTAAATCTGCAGTATCTTGCATACTTGGATTACTTTCTAAATCTATACGAAATTCATCAATATTTATGGACTTCAGTTCTTCTAGCAAGTAATTATTATCGTTAATTTTTCGATTTTTCTCCGCCAGATTTTCAAATTGTAACTGTAACGAACGTAATAGCTTTTCATCACTTTCTTCCGTTTTTGGAAGTTTCATTATCGGTAGTATGTCTATAGAGTCCAATTTGTTGCCATCTAACCATTTTACGATTGTGTCTGTTTTTGCCTCATGGACTATAATCTGCTGTGATATATCTCGTACTGCATTTTTAAAAGTTTCAAAAAATGCCACATACTCGTCAAGTTTTAATAACTCAATTAAGAACTTTTTACGGTTTGTATCTGTTGCTGTCAAAAACTGTAGTGATGCGTTAGTATTTTGATAAACTAATTGTGTAAAAGTCTTAAAATCTATCCCTAATGTCTCCCCCAGAGTTCTATAGGTATTTGACGCAGTATGTGACGATATATCTTTTCCGTTTTTTGTGAGTTTACATTTCAATGCTTTTCTACGCATTACTGAAATGCAATACTCGTCGCCATCAACCATGAAATCGAGACTTATATTATAACCCTGATTCACATAGCGATTGGCAATATCTGCTTTTTTCACATTCTTGGAGTTTTTATTAAACATTACTTCTTCAAGTATGAGAGGGACTGATGATTTGCCCACTCCATTTGTTCCAACTAATTGTGTGAGAGTTGACGCAGCTAAGTCTATCTCATTGCCACTACCATAAGAGAAACAATTATCCCATTTCAACTTCTGTAGAATAATCACTAAATACTCCTATAATAGTTCTAATTTTATCATCATCTAATTGTAATATATCTTGTAGATATAGTACTAGTTCGTCAGAAATTGTCATCTCAGCAGTTAAATTTAGTCGTGCTTCCACTTGTCGTTTTACTACTTTCTTGTCTAACAATTCTGAATTTTTTACTAAGGCTAAATCTTGAACATCTCCTTCAATCTCGTAAATTGTATGATTATATGGTGTTTGTACCATATCATCAGGGTTATCTACTGTCTTTCGGATAAGTTGGGGTAACTTGAATTCATGCCATTTCCAACTCCAGTCAGATTCATCAATTAGTAAGGCACCCGTTTGGACTTGATTTCTATGAAAAGAAGTCGTCATTGGACTGCCTGGATAGACTATGTTTCTTTGAGTATTGTTATGCGCGTGTAAATCACCAGCAAAAACAGTATCAAATTTATTAAATCTATCTAAGTCTACTTCGGGCATTACATGGGGTGGTATCTCTCCACGAACATGTGTAAATAATATTGGAGCTTTAATCATTTCTATACTTCTTTTTCTATGCAAATCTGCATAAGGAAGTATAGCATAGTCTCCATACTCAGTAGTCTTATCAACGATTTCAACTAAAGGATTTAATTCATTCGTTGCTCTCTTAAGATTAGAGAAGAATGTTTTATTTTTTCTAGTTGCTTCATGATTTCCGTCATAAATTATAGTTGGTATCGTTATACCACTAATAAAGTCAAAGTATAAAGTTATCTCATCCATAGAGGGAACTCGATCAAACAAGTCCCCGCCTATGATATGCAAACTGCAGTCACTTTCTAACTGCTTTATCTGTTCAAAAAATAATTTATAGCGCGAACAAGCCCAAGCCATAGGGACATTTTTCTGCCCTAGCTTTAAGTGCCAGTCTGCTGTAAATAAGATCATGCTACGTAATCGTCTCCTGCTTGCCAGTTACATCCTGTTAGTCCGTCAGCTTTAAGAGCCTCTACAGTTCTGTAAAGTTCTTCATGACTTCTACCTGTATGTAGCGCATTAACTGATACATGTTGAATAACATTATCTGTATCTATAATAAAAGTAGCTCTATAAGGAACGTTCTCGTTTGAGACTATTCCAAGAATATTTGCTAATTCATTACCAGAATCTGCTGCAAGGATATGACTAATATCACTAATCATTTCGTTATCCTGTTTCCACGCAAGTTTACAATATTCGTTATCAGGACTAATTCCGACAACATTATCTACTATCCCTACTAAGTTATCGAATCCTTGAATTTCTGTAGGGCATATGAAGGTAAAGTCTTTTGGATAAAAGTAAATAATTGACCATTGATTGTATAAATCTTCATAGTCAAAGTCAATTATTTCATTTTCCTGATTAACTGCCTGCATATAAAATTCAGGGAACTCTTCGCCTACGCCAATCATTTTATATCAAATTCATTCGATACTTCTTCAGTAGCATTTTGAGAGTTTTGCACTCTTTTTAAAAGTTCTAACTGAGCGTCTGGAGTAGGTCTTGGTAAGACGTCATCCATTGACTTAAGTTCGGCAACTAATTCTTGTTCCCAATCTTCTAACGCTCTTGGTTTGCATTTAAGTACTTGTAATTGGTACTCAACATTAAACACCTGAGGTCCAGTCTTGATTCTTTTAAAGAAAATATCCCAACCCGCTGTGTAATCAGTAGGGTCACCTAAATCTTCCATGGCTACTAAGATTTGGTCAAAGAGTTTTCTTTTTAAATTTAAAACTTTCATTGATTTATCGCCGTAGTCAATGCATTGAGCTGCATAAGCCCAGCCGCATTTTAGATCAGGGTAAAAATCTCGAACATGATCATGTTCGACATTGTTAAAGGTCTCGCTATTTCTGTCAAAAGACAAACATTCCATGGGAATATTTTTATTGTTTTCGCCTTTTATCCAGTACACATAACGAGGAAGAAGGTCACCTACTATTCTTAAGTGGTGGTCTTCTCTGTTTGAAAAATTGTATGTTTCAATTTTGTTTTTTTGGGCAGAGCCCTTTGTTGTGTTAAAGCCTATAGCCATCGTTTTTCTCCGATTGTGTCTCCTCAAATAAGAAGTGAATTTTATCCCCTCTCAATTCGAGCAGTCTGTTGTTATTAATAATGTCCTCCGATACCGGAAGGTACAGGAGGTCTAATGTAGTGTCTCCTGATTGTTTGTACTCATGGTAGCTGCGAAATGACGCGACACCTGCATATTCGCAAACTTCTTTGTCACTATAAGTACGTCCTTTGGTGAGTAAGTCTTCTGCATTAAGTAGAAAACTAAAGCCACCGTAGTTTTGTTGATAGAATTTAAAAGTTCTATCGTGATAGTTTTTTGGGGTTATCTTGTATGTTATTATTCTAAGTATAGCTACAATGTCTATGACTTTTCCGTTGCTAGACCTTAAAATCTTTTCCCAATTATAAAATATCATAGATATTATAACAAAAAATTATCCATTTGTCAAGAACTATTTTTCTGAGGTTTTTTGCCCGCAGACTCAGCAACTTTTTTTGCATGGTCTGGGTCGATTGTAGGGTGAAGGTCAAGTTGTGCCATCTTTAGTACACTTCCACTAAATATATGGCTTCCGCAATGCATAAGTTCTACATGAGGCAAAGTAAATACTTTAAACCCTAGTTTATCTGCATTTTGACAAAACATATAATCCTCACTTAAATATCTATCTTGTTCATTAATTACACAGTCAAAATAAGCACAAATTCTTTCATCTGTCATAAATTCTGCCTCCCTTAAATGGTCTGGAGTGTACCAAAGTTCTGGGTGTTTATCTCCATACTTTTCAAAAACACTTCTTTCAATAAACATAAAACCTGTACCTGCTTCTTTCACTCTCACAGGTTCAAATACAGGAGCCCGTCCGTCAGGGTATTCTGTAGGATGTGGATTAAATACCATGTCTCCTGCAATTTGTTCTAGACTATCTGGTTCTTCATCAAACAGACCTGATTTGCAAGCCTTTACTATCTTTTCCCAAGCAATAACTTTTTTAGGATATAATGCAGTAAAGATTTTTAATTTATCTGGGTCTTCTGCTATAAGATGCATCATATATAGCGCATCTTGGGCTTTCCAAGCAATATCACTATCTATAAACCATAGATGAGTGCAATCACTTTTTAGAAAGTTAGCAACACAATAGTTTCTTGCTCTTGTAATTAAAGATTCATTAAACATGTAATATAGTTGTGCTGGTATTCCATGACTTGTCATCATAGAGATAGTATCCATCATTGATTTAGTGTACAATCCATGACACATACCACCATACATGGGAGTAGCAATCATAAACTTTAACTTTCTCATTTCTGGTAAGTTTAATGTAATTTGTTGAATTTGTGGTTCTTGGGTTGTCATAATATTTTTACTTTATATCCTTCTTTTATATAATACCCCATTCTAGCAGTTGCTTGTCTGGTGGCGGTTTTTCCTTTTAAATGAATATCTACGACTGTTGGTTGGATTTTTCCTTCCTTTTCCCGTACTATTCTTCCTATTAATTGTGTTAGTAATGGATCATTGTTTACAGGGGTTCCTAATACTAAACAGCTTAAATCATCTAATGATATTCCTTCTGAGAATATTGATTGAGTTCCAAAGAGAATATTTTTATCTCCTTTCATTTGTTTCATAGCTACATCTCTTTCTTCAAAGGGCATATCCCCTGTTATACAAATAGCTCGGTTTCCCACTAGTCTCGCACAAACTTTTAGAAATGCTACTCTATCTGAAACTACTAAAACCTTGTGTCCTAAAGCAGCGTATCTTGCTGCAATCATAGATACCGTATGAACGTATTCTTCATTATTAGCTAAATGATTAACTCTTTCAGCCCAAGGGGTATAAGAGCCATCTAGAAAACGTATGTCTGACTTAATAATATCAATTTTTGGTATCATATAGTTCTCTTTGGGTGGTTTTAGTACTGTATTCCCAAAGTAATCTCTAAAGACTACATGTCTTCCGTCTTTTCGTTCTAATGTTCCTGTCAGTCCAATCTTATATCTCGCGGGCATTTCATCTACTATTCTAGTAAAAGTAGGACTACTAACGTGATGCATCTCATCTAAAATCACAGTACCGAATCGTTGTTTTATGTCGTCCATTCGTCGGTACAAAGTTTGGATATTCCCAATAGTGATAGGACCTGAAGTATTAAACTCTCCACTACCTATCCTGCCTGGTGTAATTCCAAATGCTTTTTTTACTTCGCCTTCCCACTGATTTCTTAAGTTGGTCGTGTGCGTAACAACCAATGTTTTATTCCCGAGTTTTTTTGCGATGGATAAAGCCGTTATTGTCTTTCCCCAACTTACCCAAGCGTTAATTATAGTATTGTCAACTACTCGGTCATAGACCGCCTGCTGGCTCTCACGTAAAGTAAACGCAAATTCAGGAAATTCAACTGGACGAACAATCCTCTTATCGACTATATCGTAATTCTTTGGGATTAAATCCGTTCTTCCCATTGGTATAGAAACAATTCCTTCTCTTAAAGGTCTAATTGTTTTTATGATTATAGGAGGGTCTTGAGGCATACGCGGGGGTAACCGATAAGTTAGTTCTTCTTCAAGAACTGCTAACATATCAGCATTTCCTTCTATCTGTATTCTATTACTAAAGACTGCCTTCATCGTTGACTTCCTATATAGGCAAATATCATACATAACGCTATTAATGCTAAATATGCCATTATCTTGATAGTGTCTCTATGAAATCTAAATCATGGTCTAACCATTGGTTTCTTAAGACAGGTACATTATTATCCCATGGACTAGTCCACCCCGTTTTGTTTATTCTATTTCTAACATGCTCAGGGAGGTACTGTCTCATAACTTCTCTTACAAGAAACTTATTTGTTCCTCTAGAAAACTTTTTAGTTTGTCTAAATTTTATACTTCCTTTTATGTTTAATACATACTTAACAAAACTTTGAGTTAAAAAGGGTATTCTACTTTCCATTCCAAACATTCCACAAGTCTGATCTGTTGCAAGAATATTTTGTTCTGAAGTTAGTAATAAATCAATAAATAAACTATTACTAAGATGATCTTCTCCAAAAGCTCTACTAGGAAACCAAGGTCTCTTAGTTAAATCTTTGGTCATTCTCTCAGGCCACCCCTTTTCGAATCTCTCAGCATGGTGAAGATATCCAGTAAAAAGTTCATCTCCACTATCTCCAGTTAAAATTACTTTACAACCATGTTCTGCTGCAGTCTTTGCTAATAGATATCTTGGAGCTTGTCTATTTTTATCCGACCATGTATAATGTGTATTTGCTATCCACATTTTACTATAGTGTTCTCTTGAAGCTTGGTCTAAATTTACTACTGTAAGAGGTATTCCATACTCTTTACAAGTCCGTCTAGCCATGTACGCTTCATCGCCCATTTCTTTATAGGTATAATGTTTACCCCTTTCGGTACTATATCCACAACTAAAAACGTGCAAGTCTAACTCTGGAACATCTTTAAGTAGTGATAAGATTAATGTACTATCCATACCACCACTTAAAAATAATCCTGTCTTATTAATATTTTTAGCAACTTTTTTTACACTTTTAATTGCTTTGTGTCTAAACTCTGCTGTGTTTAGAGATTCTGATTTTATATTAAAATAACTCCAGAAATTAAATTTTTTCTTAATTTTTCTATCCAAAGTATCATAAATTATTACTTCACCTGGAGCGACTTTTTGAATGTTCTTATAGGGAGTTGTATTACCAAACCATTGAGGATTTCTATGAAATTCTTTATTAGCATTAGGTCTAAGTTCTTTATGTAAAAAACTTTTTAAACTTGTACTAAATTCAAATTTTCTTCCTTCCATACGATACCATAAAGGTTTTGTTCCAAAATGATCTCGCATTAGTACTAGTTCATTAGTATTGGGCTTATACCACGCAATAGAACCATGCCAATCACACGCCTCTAAAAGCTTATGCCCATAAGTATCAATCCCTTCCGCTAGCCATTTTGTATCATTCTGTATATCAGCATCATACATTTCGCCATTAAATAATACTATATTACCTTTTTTAGTACGATAAGGTTGATACTGTGTCTTTCCATTTATATCTAATAGAGCGTGTCCAAAAGCAAAGTCACTATTTTGCCAATATCTATTACCGTCGGGTCCGCGATGTTCTTGCTTTAAGAGCATCTCTTTTACCAGAGCATTCTCTGTAGTTCCAACAAATCCACACATTATATACTTTCTAACTTATCTATATCGTTTAAATACTTATACTCAGGGTCATCTCTATCAACTGCCGTCGTATCTGTACTATAAATTTTTATTATTTTATACTTGAACTCGCCTTCTTCTAAAGCTCTTGGTAACCATTCTTTTACTGTTTTTTCTGTAACATCAGCTTTTACTACTATTGTTATTTTATAATCTTGTGTTTTTTGTGTTCTTTCTCCGAACTTTACCATTCTTCCTCTCCATGATACGTGGGAGCATCTACTAATGCTTCTTCTGCTGCTTTTAATACTTTCTGTATCTTTTGTTTGCAGTATGCGCCATTGAATCCATCTATCCTAGGATCATGCATCACACCCTTCCATTGTTGTAATTGTTGTTCTATTGTGTTTACTCCACATTGTTCTATATAGGGCATGTGTCCTCCTTATTTTATTTCCCATTTCTCACAAGTTTCTTCTGATAGTACGAGTTTCGCTTCTGGGTCAACTCGACACCACCCTTCACTTAGTGAATTTGTTATTTCATGAATCATATAATAGTATTTGCACTCACCACAGGGGTTATCGGGCACAGGATTAGCTCTTCTTTTCTTCCACGACAAAGCAGGTAGCCTAGCCGAACTATCTTTATTAACCATTATCTAGTCATTATTATTACGAAAGCAAAAAACATTACGACTATAAAAAACCCTGCCGCTATTTCGGTTGGGCTCATTTTTTACTTTCCCAATGTTCTATTGCTTTCTTTATTGCACTTTCTGCCAAAACAGAACAATGCAGTTTTATAGGTGGTAAACTCAACGCTGCAGCGATTTCTTTATCTTTAATCTGACTAGCTTCGTCTAACGTTAGACCCTTTAACATGTCAATAAACATCGTTGATGATGCTATTGCAGAGCCACAGCCATAGGTTTTGAACTTGACATCTTTAATTGTTTCATCTTTAATTTTTAAATCAAGTTTCATTACATCTCCACATGCGGGAGCTCCAACCATTCCACTGGCTACGTCCGCGTCTTTTGGATTAAACCTTCCTACATTATATTTTAAGGGATTTTTTAGGACTCCCTCGAACCTATCTACTACTTCTTTACTGTATGCCATCTTTTCCTTATCTTAAATTAAGCCCCATATGTGAAACAAATCCCACAGGAGGTACGCTAAGCACAGATAGAATCCTTTCCTATAGAAATCAAACTTATTCCAGTCGGATTTCAATACATTAAGTCTTTTTTCACTTTCCATTGTTTTCTCTTATTCTTTCTCTGAGTTCTGTACTAGAAAAGGAGTGCTGTCTATTATTGTAATAGACCTCATGTAAACCCTTTCCAGTAAACTCTTTCTTCTTATATTCCTCTCCTATAATTCGGAGGTCAATAGGTATACTATTTAATAACTCCATAAGACTTGCTTCAGAATCATACGGAATGATTTTATCTATGTATTTTATTGACTCAAGTTGTGTCCATCTTTCAAATATGCTTTGAGTTGGCTTTGCTTTATCTTCCCTATCAATACTAGGGTCTGTTTGTAATCCTACTATCAATATGTCACATTGCTCTTTAGCTTCTCTTAGCATTAAAACATGTCCTGTGTGTAACAAATCAAATGCACCACAGGTAAATCCCGTCAATTTTATACTTTCCGCCATGTATCTTTTTCTTTCTTATCGCTATAATTATATATTTTCCAAGGAATGTCATTTCTATATAACACTCCTGCCCATGTAACCTCTGGAGGAGGGGGGCTTTTTTCGGTAAATGCAAACGGACAGTCCTTTAACCAAACGACTGCACATACGCCTTTCTTTACCTTTCTTAGTATCTTATGATACTTTATTTGTAGTGTATCGGTTTTTTCGTAAGTAAATACATAACCGCTACTATCTATAAAATTCTTTCCTCTGTGTTTTAAAACGCCTATTATATCATCTATCATATATCTTAGGGGGTATATACTTTTCATTGGCGTTTCTAACCTTCTTGCCCCTAAAGTTTCGCCAGACATATTTTTATCGTCTAGCACTTGGTCATCTATCCATAAGATGCCATCTATTTCTTCCACGTTATCTGTATGTATTACAAATACTGGAAACTGTATTCTGTCTGCTTCCATAATTCTTCTACTTCTAAAGAATTGCCTTCGCCTACTGCGAATTAATGTAAGATTGGAGCTATTCTTTCTAGCCATTCTTCTTGTGTATGTTCTTCATGAACCCACCGATAACTTGGGAAACCCCATGCATCGTCAGTTACTCCTATCCATCTATATCGTTCAAGTTCATGTCCTACTCCATATGTTTCTTTACCATGCTTAATAAGTTCATGTCCTTCTGTATACATTTCCATCATAGAATTACTACTTCTATACAGAGTAATTAAATCTTGACAATGATTTTCAAAGCAATGTGCATCTATAGCATGAGCACCACAAAACATAGACAGTCGTCTATCTACTACTGTACATTTATCAATAATAGGATATTGTATTTCTTCTTCCCATTCTTCTGTAAAAGGAGGAACTAATCTACAAACTCCTAAGAGTTTTTCTCCTTCCCAAAAACAATGAAAATGAGATATAACATCTCTATCATCAATAGGATTTATAATACGTTTATTTTGTACTACAAATTGTTCTACTCTTTGTTCTAATATTTTTCTATATTCTTCTTTAGATAGAGTTTCATAATGTTGAAAAGACTCTCTAATCCCTTCAGTCATACTTACTCTAAATGTCTTTTTCTCTACGAACCCTTCAAATTTCATCTACTATATTCCCAGCCAAAGTTTTTACTATATGATTTCCCTGTTGCTACTCTATGAACTGCTTCCATGGCTTTTATTTCCGCAGCTTTGAACTCTCCACATTTTTTACAATTATGACAGGGAACGTATCCTACTATTTCTCCTTCTTCTTTTAATGTGCCTTTAGGAGTTGCACACGTCCAGAGTAGCTTATAAGCCTCTGGGTCTGTTTGTTTTACAAACGCTAGTAATTCTGATTTAGACATGTATTCAAATGGATATCTTACTTCAGGCGTTTTTATTATCGCTTCTATACTAAATCCATGTCCATCTAAACTATCACTATAATGTTGAGAAATTATTCGTCTATATTCTTTAAACTGATTTCTCATTCTAATATCATCTTCAGCATTTCCTGATCCCATAAACCATTTCCAATTAAATCGTTTATTTCCCACTACTGTTGCCATCCAAGCTGCAAGTCCACTGATAACTATAGGTACTTCGTTTTCAGTTGCAATATTACCTGTGTTCCATACTACTAATGGAGCATCGTAAAGTTTACACAGTCTTTCTCCATATGTTAGCATAGCGTCTGCAGCTTCGCCCCATTGTGGGTCATACCAATTAACACAAAGTGGATGAATATCAGGGTCATTAATAGCATAAAGATATGCTGCGGTACTTTCTACTCCAGCACTTATCGGTACGTAAGTATTAATTTTATCAGGTAACGCCTCAATTGTTTTTCTATTATGTTCATGTGTATATTTATCAATTCTCATTTCTTTTTCCTTGAAGAATACATATAAATTCTAAAGGTGTCCCTTTCCATTTACGATCTGGAAATACTGCTGGGTTATGCACTTTATGGTGGCATCCTTTATGTACTAAAACTATGTCACCCTCTGTTACTTTTAATAATCTTTTAGCGCAGTAATCTCCATCTATAATCATTTCTCCACTACCTTTTGTAAATACATAGACTTCTTCTTGTTCTGCGTGTCTATGTCCTCTGGTTTCTTTACCAGCGTACAGTTTTGTACTACTTAACGTACTGTCCATAAGAAAAGTATTATCCTTAACTACATAGGTATCATTATCATAGACGGTTTTTCCGCCTACGTTTTTTATGTTATACTTCACACTAACCGTGCAAGAGCATATACACACACGGCTATTCCAAGTCCTAAAACTAAGAATACCCAGCCAATATGAAACCTATGGTTCATAATTTTTTCAAATTGTCTCATTAACTTTTCTATACTATAATTCATGATACCCACGCGTAAATTGCTACATATGTTAGCATATGCACTAATTGATCTATTCCTGTGATAGCACGTCTATATCTATCTGATAAGCCCTTACGTTTATATAAGTACTTTGTCTTTACATAATCTTCATGATAATGTACAAAACCATCAAATAACATACAGGCAAAAACTACACTTAGGGATAGAAACGGTACTAATGCTATAAAGCAAAATACCATGTGCATTCCTAAATGTGCTAAACTTCCTTTAGACCCATAAATGTGTTTGTTAGTAGGCTCATATGCTGGATTAAATATATAATCAGCAAGATAGTGCTTTACTAGCAAGGTAACTAATATTAATTCCATTATGTATCATCCATAATCTCTTGTCCTACGGACCTTCTTTTAATATCATTGTGATTAAACTCTGCCCAGTATAATTCAAAAGCAACACCGTCTGTTACTCCTTCAAACTGATGCATACAACCTGGCTTAACTTGTGTAAAGTCACCTGGAAGTAGTAATGTTTCATCTACTAAGTCATAATCATTTTGCCAAACTCGAACTATCATTTTACCACTCTCTACAAAAAAGCCGTTCCATTTAAATTCGTGTTCATGTTCTGAGCATTTATATCCCGCTTTATACTCTATACGGTGGAACTCAAGAACTCCATTTGCATGGATTAGTTCTGTTTGTCCCCATATTTTACCTGCTTTCATCTCTTTCTCTTCTATCGACCCACATTGGTGGTTTTAATTTCTCATTAGTTGTTGTTCTTAGCCATGCATATGTCTCAGCTTCATCTTTAGTCATAAAGCTGCCTTCGTCTTTATTATTTATTTTACAATACCAAATTATAAAACCATTGCTAGTTAGTTTTCTATGTACTGTAATACGTGTCCCACTTGCCCATGCTGTAGTCATCACCAACCTCAAAGTCACATCCAACCGGGGCTCCGTCTATAGAGCACCCTCTTTCTTTTTGGATAAATTGTTTTAATTTCGCACTATAATGTTCTATTTCTTCTTCTGGTACTTCCGCAAGTATGGAGTCATGCACTAATGCAAATATCCTCGCTTTCATACTCGTTTCGTTTATGTACTTCTGCATGTCTATCGCGCCCATTAAGTTTATATCAGAGGCGGCTGATTGTACCAGAAAGTTAATTCCACTTCTCACTTCATGAGAAGCTATGCCCTTATTTTTGGACTGGGCGTTAGGAAGTCTTCGCTTCCTACCAAATATGCTATATATAAACCCATTCATTTTAATATAGCTTTCTTGTATCTCTAACCACTTCTTCAAATTTTTAAATGAGTGAAAATAGTTATCAATTACTCTGGAAGCCTCATTGACTGTGAACTCTTTGCCACTATCTTTTGAGACTTGCCATGAAATCTTTTGTGCTCCTGCTCCGTACATTATTCCGAATGTAACCGCTTTTGCTTGTTGTCTACGATCTTTATAGAGAGTATCAACTTCTTCTACCGCACATGGTAGATTAAATACTTGTTTTGCAATAGTGGAATGAAAATTACCTCCACTTCTAAATACTCTCTTCAGAGCTTCGTCTTTCGCTAAAACCGCGGCAACATACACCTCTGCCGTAGTCAAGTCCATCGCAACAATCTTATGTCCTTCACTTGCTTTTATGCATCCTTTGACTGTGGGATTATCCCGAGGCAATTGTTGCATATTCAATTTTCCACTTGAACTCAATCTGCCAGAAGTAGTGCCGTGTAAGTTGAATCCTGTTCTTAGCCGACTGTCCATGTCTAAATTAGGTATAATTTTATCTAAGTATGTATTCTTTATTTTTACTTTCTGCCTGATTTCAAGAATCAGCTTCGGAACTTCGTGCTCTTGGGCAAGAGTCCCTAGAACTTCGGCATCTGTGGAATCAGCCCCAGTACCCGTCTTTTTACCCGTTGGGGTTAGACCTATAAAGTCAAACATAAGTTCTCGAAGTTGTACTGTAGAGTTCGGGTTAAATGAACTTCCTTTAAACTTTTCATACTGTTCAATTTCAGGATACTCATATAATTGATCTATGGCTTTTTGAATATCAATAGCCATGATTGCTGATGCTCTACCTAATCTGTCCCTATCAAATGGAACTCCATTACTTTCTACTTGCTTTAAGAAATTACAACCTTCAAGTAATATATTTTCGTATACCCACTTAAGTTTGTTATTCTTCTCTATCGCAGCTCTCATCTTTTCATATAATAAAAACGTAACTACAGCGTCCATTGCCGCATAATTTTTCATTATATCAAAAGGTATCAAGTCATAACTAAAGTCTGCCTTTAATACACCGTGAGCTTTTCTATATTGCTCTGACCAATCTGATAATGGCTTTTCATAATCGCCATAAGGAGTATGATTCATAGCCAGTTGTTTCAATCCATGTGTGCCTGGGTTTTCATCAAACATATAATGCATAAGCATGGTATCCTCAAACTTTGGAAAAACAAATCCAAAGTGATATTCAAACCATTGTAAATCAAATTTAGCATTATGAAAGACTACTGTTTTTAATCTAAACAGTTCTTGCATTTTGCTTTCTACATCTACGTCTATAACATCAGAGTCACAATATATACCGTGATCAGGTTCGTAAGACATACTGAAACCAAGCATGTAACCATCTCTAGCATAGAGAGCACTGGTCTCCGAGTCAAGGGCAATGTATGGTCTTGGAGCATCAATTGCATCCTGTAGGTACTTAAGTATTGTTTCTTTGTCTTGTATACCATAACATTTTTCCTCGTCTAGTTTTTCTATTTTCAGTTCACCACTTATATACTTAGTGATACTTTCTACTGCTTCTTCAAATGATTTCTTAGCTTCAGGTCTGAATTTAATAACCGCAGGATTCATTAATGCTAAAAATTTCTCATCAATAATCTTGCCATTATATTCTGTAACTGAACTTTTCTTTGTGAAGTATTTGAACGCTTCTGCTCCCACTAATATCAACCAATCATACTCATCTGCATTTATCTTTATATCGACATCTTTTTTTAATACTTTTTGAATCTTACTATTACTGCATAATGCGTAACGGTCAAACTCAAAATCAAAGTATCTATTAAAGCTCGTTGCTGATGGTTTAGTTTCTACTAGTGCTATGTTCATATCGCGTCCTTTTGTAATTCGTTATAATAATTAAAGACCTCTTTATTCGCTGTGTCATTAACTATTTTTCTTATGGCTTTTCCTAACTCTGCGTCATTAG